GCATGTATATGGCAAGCACCGAGTTTACGGCAACGTGCTCGGAGGCTACATTCACGACGGTTTTGGCAATGACCAATATGCAAACGTGCTCATTGGCATTGGCATTGGTCCGATTGCCGGACTTTCAGATTTTTGGATCAACGACACTCCTGTATCCAATATGCGCGGCGTCAGCATCGAGGCCCGCTACGGTCACATCGAGCAGCCAGCGACCAGCTTTTTCTACCACACGATGATCGAGCACTCGCTGTCGCTCGGCCTGAACGAGGGCACTCCGGTCTACTGGACGAGCATCAATGACGACTTCGATGCGCTGGAGGTCGAAATTCAGTGGCCGCAGGGTCTATACCGCCAGCCGACTCCGCAGGAACAGCAGCAGATCAGCGAGCTGCTGCGCTACTATCCGCAATATGCCGAACAGCTTGCGGTGAAATTCGTGTCGCAAACAGTGAGCATTGCGGTCCGGCGCATCGGCACCTCAGAGTGGCTGCCGGTGACAAGACAGGCCGTACAGGTCGCCAGAGAGGTGCGTCGCGGGCATTGGTCTGCTGGCCGTTGGGAGACCATAACCGAACAGGTTGGGATTGAGATGTCTGGAGGCTTGGGCTTTCCGGTTTATGAAACAAGAACTGTCTGGTCTGAAGTCGAGCGCGGCAGTGAGGTGGCGACTGACCACATCGAGGGCGAGGCATACACGCTTCCTCCCACGCACCCGCGCTATTGGGAGCTGTACTACTACACGCAGATATATGGCTATTGGCAATGGCACTGGTTCGACGATGGCACTGAAATAGTGTACAGCACCGAGATGGTGGATTATTACACCGTCAATCGCGCCGTCACGCAGCCGGTGAGGTGCATGTGGCGCATTGATGGCTTGCGGCATGGCCGGTACGAGGTGCGCATGCAGGTCACTCCTGCCAGCGTGAATAAAACCGACCAGGCGGACAAGCGCTACGTTGCTTCGATAACCGAAGTTTCCTACGATGTCCATACCTATCCGCGCCTTGCCACTGTTGGCATCAGGGCGCTGGCTACCGATCAGCTCAACGGTTCGCTCCGGTTCAGCTGTCTTTGCAAGGGCAAGCTGGTGCAGGTTTACCGCAATGGCGTGCGTTCTATTGAGTGGTCAGACAACCCAGCATGGGTCATGCTCGACCTCCTGAGTCAGCCGGTGCTGAATAACCAGTTGCAGATAGTTCGTTTCGACGGCTACAGCACCGATGCCGGAAAATTCGACATCCCCAAATTCGAGGAGCTTGCCGCATTCTGCGACGAGTTGGTTCCTGATGGCAATGGCGGCATGGAGCGGCGCTTTGTGTTCAATGGTGTTTTCGATGGCGAGCAGAGCGCATGGGAAGCCGCGCTCGATGTCGGTGCGATGTGCAGGGCGACGCCGTTTTTCCTTGGCACAAAAATCACACTTGCCATCGACAAGCCTACCGATGTGTCACAGCTCTTTACAGTTGGCAACATTGAGCTTGACTCCTTTGAAGAGGTCTTTTTGCCGATGGAGGAGCGTGCCGCGGAGGTCTCCATTGATTTTACCGACGAGACATCGAACTACGAGCGGCAGAAAATTGCAGTCGTCCACAATGACCTGAACAACAAGACCAACAAGGTCAGCCTTCAGCCAAAAGGCGAGACTCGGCCATCCGGCGCATGGCGCATCGGCATCTATCAGCTTGCCAATAACCTCTACATCAAGCGCACGGCATCGCTCACTGTCAATCTGGACGCCATAGCATCCACGCTCGGCGATGTTGTAGCCGTGCAGCACGACGTTCCGCGCTGGGGCATGCAGGGCGGCAGGCTTGCCTCTGTGGTCGTCGTGAACGGATATACCACGTCAGTGCAGCTCGATGAAGCGGTAACCATCGAGCCTGGCAAAAACTACGCAGTGCTGCTCCGGCTTGAAGATGGCGCAATCATTACACGCAGTGTCACCAATGGCGCTGGAGAGACCGACACGCTTGTGCTATCATCGCCTGCTCCTGAAATAACCTCTCCGCTCGATGTTATTTATTCTTTTGGCGAGTCAGACAAGGTGACCAAGCCGTTCCGCATCGTCGGCGTGCAGAAGCTGCCCGACTGGAAATTCCAGCTCAAACTTGCCGAGTACAACGAGAGCATCTATGGGTGCGACTATCTTATTCCGCCCATTGACACGGCGAATTACTCCGCTGTTGACTCAATGCCGAGCGTAGTCAACCTTCAGGCCACCGAGCGCATGCGGCGCAACCCTGACGGCACGCTCATATCGTGCATTGACTTGTCATGGCAGCGGCCAGTGAACAGCAATTACAACTACGGCAAGGTCTGGATGCGGATTGGCAACAATGCGTGGGTCTACCAGGGCGATGCACAGGGCGAAGGATACACGTTTGAACACGCAATCGAAGGGCTTACCTATAGCTTTGCTGTTGCAACCGTTACTCACCTGAATGTAGAGCAAGCCCTTGCCGACGCACCCAAAGTGGCGCTCACAGCGGTAGGACTTGCCGCTCCACCTTCGCAGGTTGAAAACTTCATGATCCAGCAGCTCGGCAGCGACTTGCGGCTCACCTGGTCGCACATCCCAGAGGTTGACCGGTGGGGCTATGAGATTCGCACTGGAGTTACTTGGGAGACAGCACGAGTAGTGCGCTCAGGCGTGCAGGAAAACTCGCTCACCATTCCTGCCGAAATGAACGGAACATTCCGCTACTGGATCAAGGCGATAGACACAACCGGCCACTTCAGCCAGCAGGCGACATCGGCAGATATTTCCATTGCCAATATCAATGAGCAGATCAACGCTGTCATTCAGCGCGATGAGATGACGAAGCCGAGTCCGGCAGATGGCGATAAAGTCAATCTGGTTTATATCAATGACTTTCATGCGCTGGTAATGTCCCAGTCGCTTACTGACAGTGACGTGGCTACACTGACCGACAATGACTTATCTGGCTTTACCGATGTCTCTAGCACCACTGGCACTTACACCACGCTTGCGATGGATGCCCTGAGCGTTGGGCCGGTCACAATCCGGCTTCAGTCGCTGGTCGATGCCGAAGACGAGGCGGCGTCGGACAATTCATTCCCAACGCGAACAGACCTTGACTATCCAAAGGACACCGACTCACACATCAGCACAAACGTATGGCAGGCGCTTGAATACTGCTACAGCACCGATAACGCCACCTGGAGCGAATGGCTGCCCTATACCGGCCCCGTAGAGCATTATCTGCGCTATGTCAAGGTGCGCTTCAGCATGCAGGTCGAGTCAACATCGGTCAGGGCCATGCTTACCAACCTCATGATTGTGCTGGATGTGCAGGACATAACGATCACCATACCGGCCTTGGCAATAGCAGCCACAACCGGAACCGACATTAGCTATGCAACCTACGGAAAAACGTTCTTCAGCACTCCGGTCGTGCGTGCAACGCTTGTCAACGATACGGCTGCAAAGGTTCCGGTCATCAGCAATGAAACCAAGACCGGCTGCCATATAGACCTGCGCAACACTTCGGGGGCTGCCGTTGCCGGAGCGGTGAACGTTGAAATATCAGGCTATTAAAAAGGAGGAGACCATATGAGTCAAACCTGGAACCTACTGCAATCGGGAGTCACGCTCTTCGGTGGACTGTTCGACAAACTCATGGCGAACTTTACCACACTGAAAACGCGCTTCAGCGGGACATCATTCCCAGCCAACCCAGAGGCTGGGCAGGCATGTTTCCGCACCGACCGCGGCACTGCCGGAGTTGAGTATACCTACACCGGCAATTCTGCGCTTGGAGAAAGCGGCTGGGTAGAGACCGCGCAACTCGCCACCATCGGGGCTGAACTGATGAACGCTCGCGGCAGCAAACCCTCGCTCGACTCAAGGCTCGACGTGGCCTTGAACGAAGACGGCAGTCTCAAAGCTGGCAGCTCGCTGAACCCGTCTGAGTGGATCACCCTGAGTGGGCAGACATATGCCTATTCATCAACCACGCAATTCACTGTCACCGGCGACCAGCGTGACGTGTTCGTAGCCAAGCGGCGGGTAAAAATCAATCGTCCCGGAAACACTGCATTCAGCGAGGTAGTGTCCTCATCATACTCAACACTTACGACCGTCACCATTGCCGACGCCGTGCTCGCCAGCGACTTTACCTCTATTGATCATGCCATCATCACTCCAGTAGGCGGAGGGCGCGAGTCAGTCACTGCCGCAAGCGTAGGGGCAATACGGGCATCCGACGCCAACGAGTTCACCGCCAGCCAGAAAATCAAAGGCGACGCTCTTCGTCTTCGCATCAAGGACACCGGAACCAGTGGTAAAGAGTTTGCCTTGTGTTCTGACAACGGTGTGCTCTCGATTGAAGAGAATACTGGAACTGAAGTGTCACCAGTGTGGGTACCAAGGGAAATACTTGGTTCAGATTGGAAGAGTGGCGGCGTACCTGTGCGCATGACGGTTATGCGTGCTGCTCTTGACACTAATGGAAGAAACAACGCTATCAGTGCAGGGACGGGCTTGTCGGTTAATCTTGCAGCAACAGCCACACCGTTTGTTGTGACGGTTCCGTACGGGTTTGATTTGTTTGCAAGACCGCTCGATTATATACACGCTGACACATCAGACATCACCGGCGCGTGGGCTAGTTTAACAGCCTCAGCTACCTGCTACCTTTACTATAAACGCACCAATGCAGGTGTTTGGAGCAGAGGATTTACCACGCTTGCCCCTGCATTCGGTCGCGGCACTGCTGAACGTCCTGCTGCGCCATCAAATGGGCAACTCTATTATGACATCAGTAAAGCCAAGTGGGATCTATACACTACGTCATGGGCAGAGCAGACCGACACTTATGTTTTCTGTGGTGAGGCGGCCACAGGAACATCGTCAGTCACCAGCGTAATCAACTACGCAATAAATGGTGAGTACGACAGCGGGGATTTCGCTGTGTCAGTCGGGAATAACTATACGAAAAGTGTGAATATGGGGGCACCGTACCTTATGCAAATACTGGTAAATGGGATAGATAATCTCGCGCACTTCTGGCAGTATTATCCATACACGAGTTATACATATGGCACAATCCCCCAGGCCAAGACATTCAACTCGGTAACCCTCAACCTTGATGGTTCTACTAATATTGGGACGGATCAAGGTTCATCCGGTACTTATCGCATCATCGCAAAGAGGAGGTTTTAACCCATGCCTTATCTGAATCCAAACACAGGTTTCATCCATTATGGCGACAAACAGCTTGGAGAAATAGAAGTACCTGACCGTCCAAACCAATATTGTGATTGGAACGGAGAGGCGTGGCAGTTTAACCGTGAGGCATGGCTCAATGGAGAAATCAGACCAAAACGCAATGCCTTGCTCGATGAAACTGACCTACGCTATTGCAACGCAAGTAATTGGGAGAATATGACCAGTCAAGAACGAAAGAACTGGAAAGATTACAAAAAAGCGCTTAAGGATCTGCCAGGCACCATTGACCCAAACAACCCAGTCTGGCCCACGAGGCCGGTGTGAACTGGAAGAAGTGCAATCCGATTTGGTGGTTTCAGAATGATGACGAGCCTACCTGTCCTGCTGATTTGTATATAGGGCAGCCCCAATGGTGGCGTCAGTTGCGGTGGCTTCTTCGTAATCCGATGCACAATTTTACTTTCTACGTCATTGGCATTGCCGACAAGCCGCGCATTGTTCTTGGCGAGTACCCCAATGACGTATTCAACCCCAATGGTGGCTGGAAGCGGCACAAGGTGTATCGAGTCCGCTGTCGTGGCGGCATTGTTGAGCCCTACGGCATTGGACTGCCCTTTGTGTCCTATTGTGGTAATGGCAAGATGCGCTACGCTGGCTGGCGAGAGCGGGGCAATTTTGGACTGAAGTGGAGGAGCGAATGAGGCCGATCAGGAAAATGGCGCAAATAAGCCATTCGGGGTAAAATCATGGTACAGGCTTATATAACATATTGAAATATATGAATACACCTTAGGCCTCTCAAGGCTAAAACACGGGTTCGACTCCCGTTGGGACTACCAAAGAAAATAACCGCAAACCTTTGATTTTGAAAGAGATGCGTCAGTTGCTTCGATTGGCGCATCTTAGTTTTTGTGGTATAAAAAAAGGGTATTTTCGGGGTATTTGCTGTTTTTTGGGGGCTGAAAAGGGTATTTTCGGGGTACAATCACTTCGTTGTTTTTTCGGTGTTTTTTTGCGGCTGTGTCATGTATTTTTCATAGTCGAGCTTATCAATGGCGCGCTGTGCCGAGGGCACGGCGTGGGTATATCGCAGCGTCGTGGTCATGCGTGCATGGCCGGCAAGCTCTTGCACTTTTTTTATTGACTCTCCCGAATCAATCAGATACGAGATGAACGTATGCCGCAGCGTGTGAATGGATGGCCCTCTGCCGCCATGCTCGGCATCGTAAAGACCATGTTCGATCAGGAACATTCTGAAGGACTTGCTCATGGCGTCGTCGGTCATTATTGGCGTGTCTTTGCCGCCGAAGAAGTAGCGCCCATGATTTTTGCGCTCAGTGTTCTTCTGGATGACCATGGGAAATACCTCGTTGCGCAGTTTCGGGTGCATATCGATGATGCGCTCTTTATTGCCTTTGCCAATCACACGGATTTTCCCTCCAGCGATGTCGACTTTTTTGTATTCCAGAGTCAGGAGTTCATAGCGCCGCATACCGGTCAGCAGATAAGTCCAGATAAGCTCAGGGAAATAGCCCTTGCACGAAGTGCAAAGATCGATTGCTGCTATAATTTTCGTGAGCTGCTCAGGATGCAGCGCAGCAGGCATGCGCGTAGGCAGATCATCGAAGCTCGGCACAAGACGGGCCGGATTTTCCCGAAATGCCTTGCCGTCTCCGCTGATACAGTCAAATGCGATTCGCAGGGCATTGAGTTCTTTGTTGACGGTGGCTTTGGCTACCGTGCGGCGACGCCAGGACACGAACTTTCTGATATGTTCGACAGTGACTGACTCAGGATCGAGGTACTGCATGTCTCTCAGGTATTTCAACCCGGGACGTATTTTGTATTTTGCCCGCCGTAGCGTGATTGGGCTGCCGTGGGTCTGCATGTGGCGCAGATAATGCGTTTCGAGCTGATCCCACGAGGCTTTTTCATCGGTGCAGATATGACGATCTACAAGCCGCGCCGCTTCCTCTTTGGTGATATATTTGGCATGCAGCGCACGGAGAATATCGTCCCGATCCAGACGGCCTCGGGCGCTGAGCGTTTCGAGGCGCTCGACGTCCTGATGAATGATGTGCGCCTCTTTCCTGTCGCGATGGTAGCGGTATTTTCTGATGCTGTCGCCGTCACGGAAGTGCAGATCATACACAATCTTGAATCCGTGTCGTGCGTGGTGATGGAGTTTCGCCATGCTTATCCTGCGGAATGATCATTTCATGGACTTCAGTGCACGCACGACGGAGTTTGTAACCTCACGATAATATTTATCGGCGCATTCCTGATTCCATAACTTTACAAAGCCTTTGTTTTCGCTCGTCAGCATTGCTTTCCGGTCAGCGGCTATAGCGGCTCTTGCGAAACCCATACCCCCGAAGCTGTTGCGTGCGCGGTACTCATAACAGACTGCCCCGTGCGGCTCGGTAATGAAGACTCTGGCTATGCTCATGCTTTCAGGATCTTTTAAGGCTTTCTTGATCGTCATTGCGCCAGCTATCGCCGTTTTCAGCTCTTGCTCCTCTTCAAGCTCGATGGCGCTTTTCGGTTCCGGAGGCTTTTCATCTTTACGGCACATGACAACAGCGAAGAGCAATACCACAGCGATGACCAAAAATGCCTTCACGCTCATCCTCCCCAGAAATCGCGGGCAATGGCCGCGATGTAATGTTTTATATGCGCCCGCCGGCAACCGCCGCACTGTCGGCACTCTTCATTATATGACAGATTCAGCAGCCGGGCAAGCAGATCACCGGTTTCCGCCGCCACTGGGCAAGGCCACAAGTTCAGGCTAAGCTGTTTGTCGTCTTCCTTTCTTTTGCGGTTGCGGCGGAATGGCAGGACGCTGCCGCTCCTGGCTCCCGCCGCCAGGCTGTCCACGGTCGATCTGCTCCTTCAGTTTTTTCAGTAAGAGCCTGTCTTTTGCCTCTTGTAGTAGGCGTTCCTGATCGGCGGCATCGAGCTGTGCAATGACGGATAGCAGCTCCGATGTCGCAGAGCTGACAGAGTAGGGCGCCTGTTCTTCGG